CAGTATTCGACCGACTGCTCACCGATGACAATTACAGCTTTGTACAGGTCGCTAGTCGTGATCTGAGCCAGCGTCCGCAGCACGCCCGTTTGCGTCGTCACGCCGTTGAAGCGCAGTTCGCCAATCAAGCCCGCGGTAGTCAGTCGAAGCCATACGCCGTCGGTCGGTTCCGTCGTCGCTGCCGTCGGAAGCCCGAGGCCCATCAGCCACACTTCGTTGGTGACGAGCGCCGCCGTGAACTGCCCGAAGGTGAACTCGACCGACAGAGGCGCCGTCCCGATCAACGGGAAGTATTGGAACGTCCGCATGAATGCGCCATGCGCGTTCGTCGTTCCCTGCACAACCGAGAAGTTAACCGTACCCGCGCCAGGCTGTGCCGCTGTCAACGTGTTGAACGTGTACGACCACAGCGCCGTATTTTGCGCCGCCGCATTGAACGAATCGGTGAACAGCACCGTGTCAATGCCAACGCGAAGCCGGAAGTCAATCGAAGTTTCCGGCGCTTTCAGCGTGCGAACCCCGGTATACGTTCCAGAGTCGTTTTCGCTATGGATCGCGACGTTTCCAGCCTGCGAGGCGATCAGCGGGAGATTGACCTCAAGATTACCGTTTGCGTCTAGCGGCGCCCCGATCGTGATAGACATTAGTTGCGCACCCAGTGAACGGCGTATTGCCCCCAAGTCTGATCGGGGCAGTAACCGCGGATCTCAAACCCGACGCCTGCCGTAATAGCGCCCGGGAGAAGTTGCACATTGCTGATTAGCGCCTCGTCCGCCGAGTGATCCGCCGTCGCCGCGTATTGCAGCGAAACCGTCACCTCCGACGCCGCGCCGATGCCAGCATCCGCAACAGACACACTCGCCACGTCCGTCTCGCTTGTCGGCGATCCGCCGAAGTCGATAGTTGCCGTGCCGCTGGCAATTCCGCCGCCCCCAGGAGGCGCCGCCCATGTGCCATCGGCTCGCAAAAAGTTCGCCGTTCCGCCACCGCTGGCCGGCACGATGCCGTCATCGGCCGAAGTAAACAGCGTGGCATCTAGCGTGACCGGCCCATTAGCGCCGCCGTCGGTAATGCTGATGGCGTTGCCAGCCGTTAGGACGCGCTCTGCCGACAGCCCGCCATCTAGTGCCAGCGTGACGTATTGCGCGCCGCTCGGGGCGCCAGGCGTGACCGTAGAGGCTATCGTCACGGTTGTGCCCGGGCCACCGTCCGTAATGCTGATGCCAGAGCCCGCCGTCAGCACTCGTTCGGCAGTCAGACCGGCATCAAGCCCGAGCACGACATACGAAGCGCCCGTCGGCGCTCCACCGCCCCCGCCGCCACCGGCATTGACCGCGTTAGTCAGTCGCCACGCCCATTCGTACCAAGCCCGATCCCATTGGCCGGAGGAAGTCCCGATAGGCTGCGTCTGAGTCGGGAGATAGACGCTCATGCCGCCTCCATAAACGCACCGATAAACACAGCCTTGACCGGGTCAGTCAGGGACACTTCAAACAGCCAATCCCGCGCCCAGCCGAGGCGACGGAATACGGCGCGCTCCTGATAGACGCCCTGCTTGCCAATCGGGCGCCACAGTTCATTGCTCCACGTGTGCCCACCGTCCTTGCTGGTGCGAAGCCGCAATTGCGGGTTCTCGCCCGCACCCGTGACCGTCCCGACGCCCATCTCCATGTCGATCCACATTTCCGACACGCTCATGGGATGTCCGCGGAAGATGTGCCGACCCACAATCTGCCGCTGCACCGCCTGCCCGTTCTCGGTGTAGATGTACGGGTCCTGCCGATACAGCGCGCCGCTAGAACGGTCGGAGACATACATCGCATTACGGTAGTTGACCGCAATCTCACCGATGTGCATGCCACCGTCGGCCGATTCCAGTTCGGACCACGCTTGCGAGGCAGCGTCATACAGCCAGGACTTGCCCGCGCTCGGGAAACTGATCTCATACATCGGATGCCCGCCGAGCATGTACGAATACGCCGTCGCGTTTTCCGTCGCCGGATAGTCGTTTATCAAATAGTCCATCTCCGGAATCGAGATTGGCACCACCTGATAACCATCCAGCCGGCACACCTGAACCTGCCCCTGCTGATTGCGCCCGAGGAACGCGCATGTCTGCCCAAGCCGCGCAATGGACTGACGAGCCGCAAGGCCCCACTGCGCCGCCGCCGAACCGACCCACGCATACGGCTGCGCGGCATCTGCCGTGGTCGCCCAAAACTCCACGGTTGTCTCGCCGAACAGCAGCAGATTGCCGTTCAGCGCATAGACCGCAATCAGTCTGTCCGGGTTAGCCTCTGCAGTCGCACGGTTGAGGCTCGGCCATGTGTCGGCATACAGGTCCGACCATGCAATCTGCCCCGTGCCCGGCACCTCGACGATCATCCGGCCGGACAGGAAACAGCACGTAGTGGCCCCGTTCGGGAAGTCCGCATCCGCAATCGTGCTAAACACGTTCGTGTTGACGTTGTAGTAGTACCCCGCCGTCCCGTCCACCATCAGGATGCGCGTGCCGTCGTCGGCCATGTTCACGCGGCCGCTTGACGTGCCAAACGTCCCGAGTTCCGTAATCCCTGACGCGGCGTTGATGCTGTAGAACTTATCGAACTGCGCCGCATACAGCAGATCCGACACCGACACCGTGTGCATGCCGCGGATCGGCGTTGCTCCCAACGAGACAAACGACGCCAGACCCGGGGTCGGGAAGTACGCCACGCGCGTCTTGTCCTGCTCGAACTGGATTTCGGCATACAGGTTGACGCGCCGCTGCGCCGTCACGTTCGGTGACTTGCCCTGCACGCCCAATCCGAACAGTTGAATCGGCTGCGTCATCGGTACGTGTCCGAATAGACGTTGTAAGCGAGCGAGTTGTACAGCAGCGCATAGTCATACTTCAGGAGTTGATCCTGCCGATTGAGCCGCTTCAGATTGCCGAGCGACAAGTCCGCCTGCCGCTGAATGTTCGGGGTTACCGGCTTGCCGTAGTCGTCGGCAATCTCCACAGCCAGATTGAAGATGAGCGCCCGCGCGTAGCCCGGAGGCAGGTTGATCGCGTCGTTATAGGTGGCGAACGACTGCACCTGGGCGAACGTGTCGAGATAGATATCCATCGCCACGCTCGGGATCGGGTACAGCGTGACGTTCCCGACCGGATACTCGCGGTCGTAGAACAGCACCATCGGAATGCCGCCCACCGTCTTGTACGGGATGCCATCGAACTGCACCCGATCAATAGGCCGGATCGGGTAATCGACGTTCTGGTATCTCGCGAAAGCGTTCACGATCTTGACCGGGCGCGTAGCGTTCCACGTCTGCCCCGTGCCGATTGCGTACGTTCCAACACCCGCCGTTGCGGCGTAGCTTTGCTGCTCAATCGTGTAGACCGCGAGTGACTGAGTCCACCACGACTCAAGCAGACCGTTGATAGCATCAAGCCCGCTCTGCATGTCGGCATCGGTCAGCGTCTCTTGCGTGCCGATCACGACAAGCTTGCCGAGCGCCGCTCGGATCAGATCGCCGACCGTGTTGTATGCCATTACGCCACCTTGCGCGGGCGACCCGGGCCGCGACGGATGACCGCCGGCTCGTTCGCTTCTTCCGGCACATCGCCCGCCCATTCGGCAAGCTGCGCCAGTTCTCCGGCCTCGTCCTCAACGACGACTTCCTCGCCGTTCGGGCCGTAAATCATCTTTGGGTACTCGAGGAACATTTGCGCTCCTAGTTGCCGGAGAAGGCTTGCGCCCTCCCCGGCATAACGCCATTAGTCCGGCGTAGTGGGCGAGTTATTGATAACGCACCAGTCAATCCGCGTGGTCGCAGTCGCGTTGGCCGTGCCGTAGATCGTGAACGATCCCGCAGCAGGCACAACACGCTCCACACGCAGCAAGGTGGTGTCCGCCGTGGTCTGCGCCACGACGGCCATTACGAAGCTACTTGCGGTGACGTACGGATTGGTGATGACGACAGACGACGCGCCGGCCGCGATAGCGCAGGAGCCCTTCATTGCGTTCGCAGTGGCCGCACCCGTAGTCGGTACCGCCGTGCTGTTGACCGCGATACCTTGGGCGATCATTGCCGCTTCCGTAGACGCCGGAAACTCGCAAATCTGCCCTGCCGGGTAGCCCGAATATGCCTGGTTGAGAAGAACAGTCATGTTCGTGCCTCCTTACACCGCAGCGATGACAGCGAGTTCGGGGTACGTTGCCGCCCATCCGAACAAGATGTCAAAACGCATGATGTAGTTGTCGTTTACACCGTCGTAAAACTCGGTGACCTTCATATTGATGCCGCGGTGCGACTCTTGCGCCACGCCGATGACGCCCTTGCCCGAAGGCGGCGCGTAGAGCGGCACAGTTGCCAGCGTGAAGGCATCACGGTGATAGGCGACGTTACAAGCGTACGCAGCCAGGTTGCCTTGGAACACGTTTAGCGCGGCGTTGTTGGCCGGAGAAGCCGTCACGTTCTGGAAGGCGCCGGAAGGCGTCAGAGCGGGCGCGATAGGAATCGACGTAGCCGCGGCAGCCACGTCCGCCGTCACGGTGAACTGCGCAAGCACGCCGGTGGACTGGCGAGACTGCGGGTTAACCGCAAACACGTTGGCGAAGGTGATCTTGCTGCCACGGGTGATCGTGCCCGTGATCGCCGCACCGTTCACAGTGATGGTGGAACCGGATTGCCCGGCACCGTTCACCGCGTTAGCCGCCGTCGCCGGCTGCGTGCCCGGCGTATGGTTCACGACGTTCTGATCCATGCTCACGTTAAAGCCGAGAGCATCGACGACCATGCCGCTGCCATACTGTTCCGTGACCTTGGACTGCGAGTTGAACAGCCCGGCGAGACCTTGAATCATGCCCGCGTTAAGCGCCGGATTCATGACAAAGGACCGCTGCCGATCACGAGGCGCCGCCATCTCGTCGAGACGCTGGCCCACGTTCGTGAAGAACTGCAGCGCTTGCGCTTGCGTGGTCGGAACCGCGCCAGTACCGGCCGGCGACAGAATCGCGTTATACGAAGCCGTGCGCGCAAGGTCGAGCCCTTGCCGGTCGATTTCGTTAGCAACAGTCGCCATGGCACCCATGAGCATGGGTTCCATCTGCGCAATGCTGAGAGTGCGTTCCTGAGAGTTGAAGTTCAGGTCCGTGCCGCCCTGCGTCAGCGTCAAAGGCACAGTGGTTTGAATGGTCGCCTGCGGAACTGCCACGCGACCCGCGCGCCACGTATACCGAGGCGGCCGCTTGATGTTGATAGTCTGCCCAGGCGCATAACCGCGGGCCATGTTCGAAGTGAATTCACTTTCCCAAGAGCGGTTCACGCCCTTGGCAAAAGTGAGCATGTTCTCCAGGATCGCAAGGGATTCCTTAGCGACTACACTGGTAGTTGCGAATGAATTAGACACGGCAAGTACCCTTTAAAACGGGTTGATTCCTTACCGGGCCCAGTTCGGCCTTTGCTTGCGACGCCACTCCGTGTAATCCTGCATAGACATCTTCGCGGGATCAGGAGACGTAGAGGAGCCGCTGCCAATAGGCTTGATTGGGTCCGGTGCCTTGCTCACGCGCGGCGCCTTAGTCGTCGCCAGATCGGCTTCAATCCGCACCAGTGCGCGCACTTGCTGCACCGGGGATAGCTGACTGATACGACTTGCTTCCGCAGGGTTTTTAGCTAGGTGGTACGTGAGCAACGCACCGCTTTCACTTTCTAGGATCATTTGCCGCATCACTTGCGACAAAGGTGCTTCTACTAAGAACTCTTCAATCGTCGGGACAATGTCCGGCACCGTGGCCGCCAGTTCGTGAGCGGTCTTCTCAAACCGCTCCGCCTGTTCCCGAACGCTTGCTTGCTGCAAGTCTTGACTGCGCCTCGTTTCAAACTCGGCGAGCCGCTTTTCGAGCTTCTGTTCCGCCTTCCATTCCGCACGCGCTTCGATGTATTCCTCATACGTCTCGAATGCATCGCGCTGCGGTGCGGCGTCTGTCGGCTCCGCCTTCTGCACGGGTGCAGCGCGTTCTTCCGACATACGCTTGTAGAGTTCCGCTTCGGCCTCTTTCCTCGCGAGATACGCCGCATTGCGCTTGGACTTGCGCACAATGCGATCAACCTCATCCTGCGAGTAGACCTTCGCCGGCTTCTCTTCCTTCTCTTCCTGCCCCGTTTCCTCTGCCTGTTCAGGCTCGGTAGCGGGTTGCTGCTCCATCAGTTCGGCGAGCGGGTGCGATTCTTCCGCAACCACGCCGCCTAAGCTGGTTTCTTCCATGGTCCTGCCTCCATCTACAGCGAGTCCGCATCTCGCGGGTCGCGTTTCGGGGATGCTCCGTCATCTCGACGGTGCTTGCGCCGTATAAACAGCCTTACTGCGTTAACTGTTCAACCCATATGCAACAAAGTCATCAAACAAA